CAGGCCATGAGGTTCGCGCCCCATGCCGCCATGCTCCACGTCCGGGGAAAATAATCCGCCGTCGAGGGGCTGGAATAGGTGCCGGTCGAATAGGCGCCAGTGCCGTACCCTGCCCCGCCCGTGCCGTCGATAGAGCCCGCCGAGAAGGCCCTTTGCGGGGTGACGACAACCGCAGACCCGCCGCCTGTGGTCGTGGAACTGGCGTTCGACCCGGCGGTGAAGGTGAAGGTGTTGGTTGTGACCGCCGTAAGCGTCCACGTTCCGTTGATGGTGACGGTCGCCACCGGAGAGGCGCCGGAAATCACCACGCTATCACCGACGATCAACGGATGACCGTTCCAGGTGACGACGATGGTCGGCGTGCCGTTGGACGTCGCGATGGGGGTCGCAGACGGCAGCGTGATGGCCGGCAGCGCCAGGGTCGGCGTGATGGTGTAGAGTGCGCCGCCCTGCCACACCTGAAGCGCCGAATGGGTTCCAAAGCCGATGTTGATGATCGAGCTGTTATCGGTCCACGGGAAGATGTTGCGACAGACGCCGGTCAGGGCGGTTGAAACCAGCAGTTCCCAGCCTCCGATGATCTGCGGGCGGCCTAGCCGGAAGCGCACGTTCGACCCATCACGCCAGCGCGGAGCCGAGGCGAAGGACGTGTCATCGCTGATGATGCCAGGGGGGATGTCGAGGTCGATGCGCATCAGGCCCCAACCCCCGTCATGTAGGTCTGAAGGATGGTCGCGAGATTGGCGATTTCCGTTGCCGTCAGGCCCTTGCCAAGGTGCGCCGCGCCGATCTGACCGCCCGTGAAGGTGGCGGGCGAACCGTCGAGGTTCATGGCCAGCACGGTGAAATTGCCGGTCGGGTTCGTGACGCTGCGGGATGGCGATCCCAGCAGGCTACCCGCGCGGTAGGTGTCGAACGTGCCCGATGCTGTGCGGGACTGCGCGATGTGGCCGGTGTTGGTCGCCGTGAAGCTGTTGGTGTTTGCGAACGTCGCGTCGCGGAACACAAGCTGCGCGCCGCCGAACTTGATGTCCATCGAGTTGCCGAGGACGTTCCCGGCGCCCATGATCGAAGTGTTCGAGCCGCCCGCCGTCCGAGCCCACGCCCCGAAACAGTGATCGTTCTGCGCGAACTGGCCAGTTCCGGCGGCATAGCTCATCGAGATGTAAGCCGTCGCCGCGTCACCCGTGAAACCCCGATCCGCGGTGAAGGTCGCGCTGTTGTTCGTCGCGGTGTAGCTCGTGCTTATCCAGTTCAGCAGGGCCGGGTTCTGGCTGTGCGCGGCATAGACGTGCAGGACGTCGAGCTTCGACCAGATCCCATACCGCTTCAGCGACGTGACTGTCTGGTTGATCAGCACCTTGCGCGCATAGGACGGAGAAGGGCTCATCCGGGCGATAAGCGCCGAGGCCGCCGGGTCGAAGGCGGCCACACCCAGGGGAAGGGCGTAAGGGAACGGCATCAGGCGCTCGCGAAGAACGTCGCCTTGAACAGCGGCGTAACCGCGTCCGTGCAGACCCAAAAAATCAGATCCTCAGCGGCGGCGGTCGTAGTAAGCGTAGGTGCTCCAATGGCACCGAAGTCCCAGCAGGCGTTATAGGCCAGCGTCCTTGAGCCCGTGCCGTCCTGAATGACCCGCAGGACGCCCGAAAGCCCCTCAATCATGTTGGTGGGCGCGCCTAGCGTCCTGGCCCCGCCCAGCGTGACCTTAGCGTTGTAGCCGCTCGCCATGTCCCACGCGATGGTCGCGGCGTCGGTGAGGGTCTGGAAGGCCGCAGAGCCGGTCAGGGCCGCCGGGTTGATGGTCTTGGTGGCGTTGGTCCCGGTGCGGACGTCAGAGGCGGCAGCGGCGCTGTAGTCGCTGATGTAGGAGAGCGTCAGCAGCGTCGGCGTCCAGGCCCCGGCCACGCAAACCAGCGCCTTGCCGTTGTTGCCCGTGGTCGCCGGAAGGCTACCCGTCGTGGCCAGGATCGCGCTGTCGATATAGGCCTTCAGGCCAAGCGCCGCGAAGCCAAGTTCCTTCACATTGGCCGCGTCACAGACGATCTTGACCACGGCGTCGGGATCGACTGAAACCGTGGCGCCCGCGCCCGTCGTGATCGTCACCGCCCCGGTGCAGGCGTTCCAGATCGTAAACTCCTTGGCCTTCGCTGGGATCGTCACCGTGAACGTGCCCGTGCCGGTGAACTTCAGCCAGGCGTGGTAGGCTTCGAGGTTTTCCGGGGCGGAGACGGGATTGGCCGAGTTGGACGACGTCAGCGAATAGTTGCCGGTCAGGGCAATCGTCCGCATCCCGGCGATGCCCTTGGACAGGCGCGCCAGAGCATAATTCAGCTTTGTGTCGCCCCAGACGTTGAGGTTTTCGCCAGCCGCCTGCATCTCGAGAGCCAGCTCATTGGTGTACGTGCTCGGCATGGTTTAAAGCGCAGCCCCCGTGTCTACACGCCGCCAGTTCACCCCGTCCGACTTGGCCACGGTGTTCAGGTCGGAAAGGTCGATGATGCTGCCGGGGTAAGATGCTGCCGGCGGAAGGGTGGTCGAAGCCGTGCGGTATGCCGCGTGCGGATAGGTCGGGACCTGAAGCTCCTGGATCGCGTCAGCCACCGACTGCATGAACGGTTGCAGGATCGACGGGGCATTGATCGGAACCGGGATCACACCACGCCCCCATTGGAACGGCCCTGGGTCGCGCCACGCAGGGCGTCCTGGGCTTCCGAAAGGTTCGTGTCCTTGATCAGCCCCCGAAAGCGCGTCTCATAGCGGTCGGCGTTGTTGTCGTCTTCGATGTAGCGGAACAACTCCGCCAGGGCGCCGTAGAGATACATGAATGGATAGAGCGTCAGCACCGCATTGGTGTCGGCGTCATCCACCAGGGCGGTCGGGGTGGCGTAATACAGCGTCTTGACTGTCCCGCCCCCCGTGGGCACGGGGCCGAACGCGAGGCTTGAGCCCTCGACCGACACGTGGGACGCATAGGTCCCCGAGGCGAACTCCGAGACGATATCCGCCCGCATCTCGGCGCTGCACATGATGAGCGTTCGGCGGGGCGTCGTGTCGTAATAGGCCCGCTTCATGGCCCGGAAGCCGGTCGGGACCGTGACGAACTCGCCGCTGACCGTCACGTCCGCCGCCAGGAGGTTCACATTGGCCCGCAGCGTCCGCCCGATCTCCTGATGGGCGTAGTTCACGAAATCCGGCAGAAGCGCGGTCAGGTCCGACCGCTCCGACCAGTTCGCCAGGGCTGTCTGTAGGGTCGCGTAAGTCGAGATGACGGCCATCTACCTCATGACCCCATTAGACACGCCAAGGCGGCCCTCAGCGGTGCGCAGATGCGCCCAATCCGACGAGTTGAGCTTGGCGGCGAGTTTGTGGGCGTTTTCCGGGTCCATGAACCACCACCCCTCTTCATTCAGCCATTGAAGCCCGACGATGTAGGGGACGCTGGCGACGCGGCGCATGTCGCGCGACGGGGTGTAGCCATCATTGTGCGTCAGCATCGCCTTGTTGCGGTCGATGATGTCGTCCGTCGCTTGGGTGGACGCGAACCTCGTGTCCTTGCCGTCCGTGACCATCCAGTGGTCGATGCCGGCAGACGAGCGGAACAGGAAGTTCTTTTCCGACACGGCTAGGCGTCCAGCGCGGCCTGAAGATCGGCGTCGGCCTGCATCTGTGCGGCGATCTCACGGGACCGGGCGGTCTTGGCGGCGTCGGACGCGGCGCGGCCACCCTCGAAATTCACGAAGCCCCGGTCGTAGAGCTTCACGGCGATGGGCAGTTCGATGGAGAACGTCTCGCCCTCTTCGTAATGGGCCTCGCCCAGGCCGCCGATGTGGCTTCCCATGCTGATCTTGTCGGCGCCCTGGGGAAGCACCACGCACTCGACCACCTCGGCGGCCGGGCCGGGCTCGATCAGGCGTTGGGCGGCCTGGCGCGCGGCGCGCTTCTTCAGGGCCTCGTGCTTGGCGGCCTCTTCGGCGGCCATGGCGTTCGACTTGGCGCGGGAAATACCAGCCATGAATTATCCTTGTGAAAGAGGAGCCCCGCTCGGCATGACACGAGCGGGGCTCAGATGGATCAGCTAAGATCTGCGATTACCGCATGAGCGGCCTGGTTCTTCACGACGAGGGTCTTTTCCATCACGACGAGGAACTTCTCGTTGTCACCGGAAGAGGCCAGCGCCTTGGACGACAGCCCGCGCAGGGTGCCGACAGCCGCCATCTTCGGATCGACCAGCACCGCGGCACGGGACAGGCCGTAGGCGTGCGGGATGGCCGTCAGAGCGCCGAAGTCACCCACGTAGACGTCAGCGGCGCCGTAGATGGTCGCCATCGACTTGCCCGACACGTCAGCGCGGATGTCCGCAATGCCGGTGAAGGCCGAGAACTGCTGCTTGTGGGTGCCGCCCATGTAGATCTGGGTCGGCTTGCCACCGCTGGTGAACGTGGTCGCCCAGACGGACTTCAGCAGGCTCTCCGTGAAGGTCCGCTGGGTGCCGTCCGTGGCCGCCGCCGGGCCAGGAGAGGCCGAGAAGCCGCCGTCCGAACCACCGGAACCCCGGCTGTCGTTGGAGGTGATGAAGGCCTGAATACTGCCCAGTTTCCGCGTGGTGGCGCCGGACTCGGCCACGGCGGCATAGTTGCCGATGGCGCGCATCTCGAAGTCACGCTTCATCTCGATGGTCTTCAGCACCTTCTGGCGAGCCAGTTCGCTGTCACGGCCGGCCTTGTCCACCACTTCCTGGGTTTCCGACACGCCGCCGGTCTTGGCCAGGATTTGGAGGGTGTTGCCGAGACGCGTGGTCAGGTTGCCGGCGGACAGGCTGTAGTCATCGCCTTCGAGCTGTGCGTTGGTCGCCGAGGCCGCGGCCAAGGTTTCCGTCTGCCACTCGTGATAGATGGCCTTGGCCTTGGTCGTGCCGATGTTGGAGGTGAACGGGGTCTCCTCCGGGGCGACGCGATAGATGTTGTCTTCCAGGTCTTCGCGAACGCCGACGTTGGGGGTCGCCGACGTGATGGTGTTGGTGGGGGCGGTCATCGCCTATTTCCTTGCGAGAAGCATCGCCACGGCGTCGTCAACACTCCGCGTCTGAGCGAAGCGATTGGCGGCCTGAGCGCCGATGCGTTGGGGGGTCGCCGCCGGGACGGAAGCAGCCGGACGAACCGGGCTCTTCGCGGGGGCTGCGGGCTTGATCTTGGTCGCCAGGGCCTTGGGTTGGGCCTGCGCCTTGTCCCAGAGCTGGGCCTTGCGAGCGATCAGCATTTCCGTCGCGCTGATCTGGACGATGGCGTCGCGAGGGATGCCAAGGCCTTCCAGATACTGCGTGACCTCCACGCGCGCCTCAGCCCCTTTCGTGGGGTCGGACACGTCGGGGGCCAGTTCGGGCGCGATCTCGGCCAGGCGGACGAACTCGGCTTTGACATAGGCGTGATGCGCCTGCGCCTTGGCCTGATCGTTGGCTTGGCTGAGTTGACGAAGCTGCTGCTGCTCGGCTTCCCATTGGGACTTCAAGACGAAGGCTTCTTCCGCCCCGCGCTCCTGCACCACAGCGGCCCAATCGGGCTGCTTTCCCCAGCGGCTCTCGAAGGTTTCGAGGGCTTGCGGGAGAAATTCGGCGAGTTGCGCGGCGAGGGTCTGAACCCCCTCCATCTCTTTCTGCGCGGCCTGGACCGTCTGGGCGGCCTGGGCTTTCGCCTCGCTCACGACCTTCTCGCGGACCTGTTCCTGCTCAAACACGACGGCTTGAAGTTCAGGGGGCAACTCGGCGAACCGGGCCTTGGCTTCGGCTTTCCACCACACCGGAGGATCAACGGGCGCAACGGCCTCGGCTTCCTCTTCCGGCTTCTCTTCCCCGTCGTCGCCGGGCTCTTCAGCCTCGCCGTCGGGGTCTTCCTCCTGGGTGTCGGAGGCATTCTCTTCCGTGGGCTCTTCAGCGGCCTCAGCGGGCGCTTCCAGAGCCTCTACGGCGTCTTCCTGGGGTTCGGGTTCACCCACGAGGGTGGACACCGCCTGATCAATGGTCAGGGGTTCGGACATGTTTGGCCTTTGGGGCAGTTTCGGAGCTAGTGCGGGGCCTGTTCAGCCGCTTCGGCGTAGGCACGCGCCACATCGCCGTCGTTCACAGTGAGGATCATGGCCTTGCGGACCAGGGCCAGGGCTTCAAGCTGGCGGTGATAGGAGAGAACCCTCTCGGGCTCGGTCGAGGGCATTGCGCACATCTGGTCGATGAGATGCGCCCGCACGCCGTCGAACGCCTCCTGGGTCACGCGCAGTTCGTGGGAGGCCTGGAAACCTCGGTTGATGCGGTCTTCCTCGGTCATCCGGGCTCGCCCCCAGGGTTGACTTCAGACACACCGCCAGACGCGGCGTTGACCTTCGCCATGCCGGTTTCATGCGCCACCTTGGCATTCAGCAGGCCCAGTTCGCGCTTCATCTCAAGTTCCGCCGCCAACAGCTCGCGCTTCATGGCGAGTTCGGCTTCCGTCGTCTCGCGCTTAAGCTGAAGTTCGCCCTGGATCTTCATCACCGCCAGTTCGTGGGCGCGCTGCGCAGCAACCTCTGAGGCCTGCGCGTCCGCCTCGTTTTTCGCCGACGTGATCTGCGCATCCGATTGCGCCGTCATCGCCTGTAGCTGAAGCTGGCCCTTGGCTTTCTCCTGCTCAAGTTGCATTTGCGCCTGCGCCTTGGCCATTTCCGGGTCTGGCTTCGGCGGTTGCGGCGGGGCCTTGGCCGGATCGGACCAAAACAGTTCCGGGTTCTTCTCGCCGGCCGCCCGCGACCACTTCTTGAGGCGGTTGTACAGGTTCTCCGCCGTGACCAGCGGGCCATTCAACCCGCCCTGCTCCATCACAAGCTCGCGGGCGATCTGAAGGCCTTCCGTGGCCACCATCAGATCATGTTCCTTGCCCGCCGACCCCACGCCGACCTCGATAGACATGCCCGAGCGTTCGGGCCACTTGGTCGGGTCGATGCTCTTCCAGCCCTGGGAAAGCTTGGCGTTCATCGGGCGCATCCGGCGCGGCTTGCCGTCGTCACCGTCCTGGCTGTAGCCCTGACGAAGCGTCTCCCGCACACCCAGGAACATATCCTTGACGCCGGTTTCGGCGAAGATGCGGGCGATCATCCGAACGCGCTTCTGAGCGGCGGCCAGTAGCGCAATGGCGCCCTTGGCCGTGTCGTGCAGCGTGTCCGGGTTCAGTCCTTGGGCGTTCCTCACGATGCCCGTGCGGGCCTCGCCCATGGTCGAGCCATACTCAAGGGCCGCCAGGGGGTCGAAGTTCAGGCCGCCGGCAGAGATCGGACGAACCGCTTCCCCTGTGGCCGACCGAACGGGGACGTTCGGGGCGTTGCGCAGTAGGTCGGCGATGGTGTGCTCGTTCGACGCGGCGTCCGAGACTTCCATGCGCTGGTTAAGCGCGAAATAGCCGCTGTCGAGAAACATGCGCAGGAACGCCGTCTTGATCTTCTGAACCTCGAACAGCTTGTCCGCGACGCTCTCGCCATAGAACCGGTGGGCGTTGATGTAGGGCGTGAGCGCGCCGAACTGGATCGCGACAACCTCTTCCCGGTCCAGCAAGACCGTCTCTTCGCTATCCGTGGTGACGCGCCAGAGCTTCAGTTCCTTGCCATCCAACAGGCGAATGTAGTGATCCCTGACCTCGACCATGCGCAGATCGCCCGACCCGCCGTCGTGGCCGAAGTCGTGCTCTCCCGCTTCGTCCCGGGTTTCGCTCACCGTGTCGGGGCGGACATAAGCCGGAAGGTCGCGCGCCTTGTCGGCGTCGATGCCGTTGGCGATCAATTCTTGGACCCGTTGACGGGACCTGGCGCAGCAATAGGTCGTATCGCGCAGGCTCACCGTCTCAGAGGCAACCGTGAAGTCCTCGCTCGGCCACGCCTTGATGCAGACCCGGCCCTTCGTGTAGGGGATTTCAACCGTGATCGTGCCATCGCCGTTGTCGGTGGTTTCGGCGTCGGTCAGGTCAATGCCTGCCTGCATCAATTGGGCGGCAAGTTCTTCCGGCGGGCCGGTGTATGTCTCCTCGTCTTCCTTCTCTTCCCACCACCAGTGGAAAAGGCCCGTTCGGCTCATCAGCGCATCCTTGAACGCGCTGTAGAAGATCAGGAAGCCCTCGTTCTCGGTGAACACCACATGGTTGACGCTCTCGGTTTCAATGAGCGCCTGGGCTTCGTCCTGCTCATCATTGGCGATGAAGGTCGCGACGTCATCGCCACCGATGAACACCTCGATGACGTCGGGCAGGACCGTCTCGATGGCTTCCGCCAGGTCCGTGGACACCGCGCCCGAACGACCTTCCATGTTCGGAAGGTCGTCCATCTCGCCGCGGCTGTATTTCAGGGCGCGCTCACGGGTCGCGACCAACTCACCGCCGTCACCCTCGCCGAAGCCAACCGACCGTTGGCGTTCGTTTCGGACGATTCTGAGCAGGTCGTCGTCTGAAAGGTCCATCAGTACGGCTTGGCGCCCAGGAAGGTGCCGCTAGTCCCGGTCGTCTTGATCAGCACGACCCGCCCGGCCCATTGGGCGCCGGCGGCCAGGGTCAGGGTGATGTCAGCCCCACCCGCCTCGCTCTTGTAGACGATAGTCGCCGACGAACCGCTCGGGTTGGCAAGGCCGTAATAGTTCTGCCCCGCCGTGTCGCTGGTCGTGGGCGCTTCCCACACCGGGGTGAAGTCATTGCGATAGGACATGGTCAGACAATCCCGATGGTGGGTTGTGAAAGGGCCGCGCCGTTCGGCTTCGTCTTGGCGAAGCGCAGCATCATGAGTGCGTATCGAGAGGCACTTATCCGGTCGTCCCGCTCTTTGACGATCAGGCCATCAATGCGGTGATAGAGCCGAAATTCCTGTAGCCAGCCGCCACAGGTCGAGAAGACCTTCCAGCGCCCTGTTCGCATCCGATCCAGCATATCCATGACGCCCGCCTCGACGCCGTTGGAGCCGTCGAGGAATGTCGCCTTCTCGGCCAGCATCTTGAGGCCTTGACCCCGGTACTGCTCCGCCAGGGGCGTTCCTGAGCCCTTGTCGTGCTGCAATCCGTCGTGCGGCCAAGCCACCGGAAGCCACGGCCCCCATGGCTTCACCGCAGCAGCGTGAACGACTGGCGTGGACTCCCGTTGGGCATACTCCGCGGTGACGTATGCGCAGTCGTTATCCCGATCCCAGGCCACGCGGATCGCGGCGAACGGGTGATCCCAGCCGAAGTCCACGCCGACGATTTGAGGCCAGTGAGGAGGCGTCGCGAACGGCTCGCAGGTGATCGTCTCTTCCGCCACCGGAAACACCCTGCCAGACCCCATAGAGGGCACGCCCTTGGTGCGGGCCTCGCGCTCGTGCTCCGGATAACTGTCGATGATCGCCTGACGCTGCTCGGGGCTGTAGTGCTCCGCGTCGTCAATCGTCATCTGCGTGACGGAACGGCTCAAACCGTCTCGCCCAGGAACATCGCCACCACGTCGGACATGCCGAGCAACGGCGTGAAGGTGATGAAGGTCATCCCGCCCGTCGCGTTCGTCCGCGTCAGGCCTTCCATGTAGATGTCCATCGGCGGCTCCTCATCGAACCACACGAAGTCGAGGGTTTCCGACTGCCACTTCTGGCGGCCCTGGTCGTAGCTCTTGAACCCCAGCGTCGAGGTTCCGCCGCTGGCGTGGCGCACGATGGCATTGTCCAGCGCATCCGCCACACCCTGCCGCCTGCCCCAGTCCAACAGGCAGTCGCCGGGAATGGCGCCCGTGCCCCACTGGCTTTCGTCCTTCGGCTCTCCGATCAGATACCGCTGCACGCCGTCGCGAGTGACCTCGGCCGTCTTCGAGCCGCCCCAGGCTCGCACGGGCCTGTCCCAGCGCCTTCCGGTCCACCAATCAGGGTACTGCCCGGTCAGGTGCATTGCCGCCTCAGCCGCACCGCAGAACGTCTTCCCGAGCTGGTTGCCCGCCATCAGCAGACGCTCGCGGTGATCGACCCCCTGAGAGTGGAACTCGCGCTGCTTGGCGTAGGGCCGGTACTCAGTGAGCTTTCGCCGATCCTTGCGGCGCTTCTGCTCCTCCAGAAGGGTGAGCAATTCCGATTTCCAGGGCGCCCGCGAGCTGTCGGATGCGAGCGTCAAGCTGCTCATCGGTCAGATCCGATACCGTTTCGATCTTCAGTTCCTTGGGGAGCAATCCGGCGACGACACGGACATAGCCGCCAGGGTCGTCGGTGCGCATGTCCTGGATTGCCTTGACGCCGTGCTCGTTGAAGTCGTCGTGAAGCGCCTCGATGAACGCTTCGCCGAGCTTGTTCCGAGAGCCCTTGGGCCGACCGCCGCCGCTATTTCCGGATAGGAAACGGCCCTTTTCGTCCTTCTCCACCGGATTAGCCATCAGTCTTCCAGCTTCTCGCCGATGGTCTTGCCATGGGTCAGGGCCTTTCATGCCGAAACTGACGATGTGGGAAGGTTTCGCCCCGCGAGACTGGCGCTCTGTTTACGCTATGCGGGAGGTGATGGCCTGCTCGGGGCCGAAGCTGGGTGGCCGGGCGCTCAAGCGCGACTTCGGCTCTTAGTGATTTGTCCCACGGGTTTAGCTATTCGGCAAGCCCTATCCCAACCGATAGTGGCTCGCCAGCAGGTCGAGCGCAATTAGGAGCGTGTTGGTCATACGCTCGACCTCCCGCTGAGGTGCGCCGGGCAACGCTTCCCAGGGCGTCAGGTCCCGGATGCACACCATCTCAAGCGCCGCCATCATCCCCGGATGCAGGCTGAGGGCGACCTGGGCCTCTGCCAGGCTGGCCTTTGCGTCCGTCTCCTGAATGGCGAGCGGGAGAGCATGGGCGCCGGAACCGCGAGGCGTGTCGTTGAGGCAGGATCGGAGCGGGGCTAGACCGGAGATGGCCGCGAGCCTTCCGTCTATGCCGTAGCGCCTTCCTGCGGCGGCCTGGAGGCGGTCTAGGCGCTTCTTGGACACCAGCCAGTCAATGCCGCCCATGCGCTTGGGCGTGGCCTTGGGCGCGTTGTTGTTCGCGGCCTCGGGCTTGGGCGGCGGGGCGATCTTGCGGCTTTCGCGCTTCCGGCGCTTCTTGGCGGCGACGCTCATTGGCTGTCCT